TTGCAAGAGCTTTTAATGGGTGCAATAGCTTTATCCTTAAATGTTGTAGAGGTATTTACCACCAAGCCTACGGATATATCTGGAAGTTTAAAGAAGGGGACTAATCAGCCCCCTTTGTCTTTTTCAGATTCTTTCATTTTTCTCTCCTCTTTAATTTCTTTCAATTCGCTTTCGATGCGGTCAGCATTTCCGGCAAACATGATACCTTCACGTGTTGACCAAATTCCACCACTGACAGCGGAAACGGCAGTAGTCACCTTATCATTCAAATCATCAATCATATATGGAACCAGTTCTGTTTCTATGTCAATGGTCTGCGATGCCTTGCTAAACTCGGTTGGATTGATAGAGCCTAAAGCGGAAACAATGAAATTTACTCTCCGCTGCAAGAACTCGCCGATAACCTCACCGTGATTTTCTACCGCCATGTGTGCACCCATGAACATAAAGCGGAAAGCGGTTCCTGATGCTTTGCCTACCCCCTTCAACGTCTCAAAGGATATTCTTGGAGTGTTTGACATATCATAAGCCATATTGGTGAGTGTTTCTGCTTCAAATTTTACGGTATCTGGCACCTGATTCCATGTTAAATATCGTGCACCAGCCCCCTCTCCTTCCAGTTTTACCATTCTATCCTTTGTCTTACCAGTGAACCCTATCACTTCACCAATTAATTCCAAAATGGGGAAAAAATGATAGTCGATACAATCAGCATAATTGGATAACAGTTTCTCCAACCGGACCCGGAAAGTCTTAATCTTCTTGCAATAAGGTTCAGGACGATAAGCATAGAGAACCGGTAGTTTTGGGAATCCATGAGCAAAAGGAGTTCTTTCTTCATATCCTTTAGACAAATCCCATTGATAAACCATTTTGTCCGTGATAGTCATAAAGCAGATGACCTCCGAATCATCCATGAGCTTCTTTTTATACTCACGTGAGAAAGCAATCATTTTACCTTCGTCGTTAAAGAACGGGTATAGCTTATCACCTCTGAATGGAGACCATAACACGCTTTTCAGTTTCTTGGTGGGCTTGACCTTCCCCCCGAAAGAAGTCTTTATTTTCTTCCAAAACTTTGCCCAAAACGAATCATCATCGGTAACATACCAATATTCTGCCGCTTCCTGTTCGGAGAGCCAGGCACGGACAATCTTCTTGTTTTGATATTTGATTTTATTAGACTTGAATACAGCCTTTACCGCATCCAGCAGTTTTTTTTCATCATCATCGGTTGGAGTGCAATCCATAGACGGTTCTGTGCCGACCGTGAAAGCTGTTTGAATGTTCACTATATCCTGTTCCAATGGAATGGAGATACGGTTCACCGGTTCAGTCTTATACTTTGCTTCGATTTCATAAGTCTTACCAGTTTTTTCATCGAAGTGTTTCTCTGCTTCTTTTTCAAGAACCTTTCTGTCCGGATACTTCTTTTTGTCAACCATAATTTCATGGCGTTCCGGATTCCAATCGTCCCAAAGTTTACAACAGTCGGGAAGTTCAGTCTTCCTACCTTTCTTCAGGTAGTTTATCTTCTGCCCGATGTCAGACAATGCTAATATTTCTTCTAAATTCAATGGCATAGTTTATATTTTTAATGTGTGAATATTCCTGTTAAATCTTTCGGCTTCTGAATTTTACCAAGAAGCTCACCCAATACATAGTAACGTACAGCATCTATTCCGTGATTGTCATGGTCTTCCGGTTCGTTGATATAGTTCCCATCCTTATCCTTTGCCCAGACATAATTTCTGTACTCCCTTTGAAGGTTGTAAGAACGCTTGGTTATGTAAATATCCATTCCCTGCATCTTGTCAATACCGGCATTGATAGAGCCTTGCCCTTTCTCTACCGGGTAAATCTTGATACCTCCGTTATGGATTTCCTGAATAAGTCGTGGGTCTGCACTGTCAGCTATCACCTTTAGATTCCACGGACGGAGAGTCTTAATTATATCCCCAGATAGTAAACCTGTACGGTAATCCACTTCGTCCAAATATAGCGCATTGTCTATGATTCCACATCGGATAGCTGCTGTAGGGTCGTTAGTATAACCAAAATCCAGCCCAATTCCGACCCTCTTACACCACATCGGGAACTCATCCACAATACCCCATTTCTTGAACACAGCACCCTCAGCCACATCAGCCCAACGACCGATAACCACATGAGCATATTTCTCCGGGGTCTTCTCCTTCATCTCCTCGACTTCTCTCAGAAACTCAGGAGAAAGGTTCTCGATATTGTCGAAATATGTCGTATGGATATGAAGGACATTCGGATGAGTGGAAATCTGAACCTGCACACCATCAATCTCTACCAGTTTATGAGTGTTTTCGATGTATTTCTTGTAGATGAAGTGATTGGAATCGCAAGGATTCATAATGATGATAATCCGGTTCTGAATCCCTTTCTTACGGATGGAGAGCATTATCTTGTCGAACTCATCTTCGCTTGTCCACTCTTCCGCTTCATCGCAGACGAAAGTCGTAATGCCTTGAATGGATTTCAGTTTTGCTGTCTGGTTCCCGGAAGAAGTCTTGATACCCCGAAACATGATACGGCTCTTAGTCATCTTATTGACTATGTCCGTCTTTGTGGTCTTGAAATATTTCGTGGTACCGTCCAAATCTATCTTCTCCATCATTTCGGGGATGATAGACATACCGGCAGAAACCATCGTGTAACGGGTGTAAAGAATCTGATGAACTATTTTCTCTACGGGAGTCATTTCAAAAGTCAACCGCTCAATAAAGGTAGAAGCATTGAAAGACTTTCCCGAACCACGCCCACCGGTGATAAAAATTATAAATTTTTCCTTATCCTCGTATAATGGATGGTAAATTTCTTGAGGTACTATCATTTCAGCTTGTCTTTAATCCAAGAATCAATGTTGATGCCGTGCTCTATGTCTGTTGGAATATCAGCATCTTCATCTTGTTTGCGTTCAATCTTTCTCCAATCCTCATCATGGTGATACAGCCAAACGGACATTGCTTGCAAATTTGGTGCTAACTCACTTTCGCTAACTTGTAATTCGTCCTCACCTGTCAAATTTCCCTCTGAATCACGGAGCTTTCTTACCACGGTGCTTTTGGTTTTTATGCCACCAAGCGCCATTGCAAGGAATTTAGCCCTTACAGTGGCATTGATTGTCGCACGCCCACGCGCTAAGACTTCGGATATTTCGGTGTACTCACTTTTCTTTTCGCAGAATGTTTGAGGCAAAATCCCTATGGCATAAGCAATTTCCTTGTCAGTGAATCCCTTTTTGGCATACGATTCCACGAGAGAAAGAAATTCCTCGCTTGTATAATCAAACTTAGGCTTTCTTCCTCCTTTACCTTTTCTGTTTTGAGATTCACTATTATTCATAAACTTATCCGTTACTTAAAGCAAATTTCCCCGTTCCAACCCTTTTATTTCGATTAGAGAAAAACCACATACCTCTTTGCTTCATAGATGATTCAAACGCATTTATAACACGTGCAGCCCTTGGATTATTTCCATAACCCTTTTGAATTGTACGAGCCTGCGCCTCTAATCTCCGAAATTGTGCACTTAATTCATTCAAACTTTTCCTTCTGACTCAATCTTCTTCTAAATTTAATTAATCAATCCTTTCTATTTGTTCATCAAATACTTCTCCCTTTATGAACTTCATATCAGGGTCATACCCGAACCTTTCGCAGAATGCGGCTTTAGCTTCATAGGTATCAAAGGACAATATCACATAGGCATCCATGTTCTCGGCTTGCTTCTGTGCGTTTTCTTTCACCTGATGCTTGACCTCTTTCATGTGGGCAACCTTTTCGGCACGTTCCAACTGCTTGGCGGCTTTATCGGCTTCTTTCTGTTCGGAAACTGGGACCATCATATCAGACAAAGCATCCGCAATAGAGTTTTCCTCTTCGGTCTGCAAAAGATAGTCGACACCAATCATATTCAAGTCAGCATCGGTCAGACCTGCATCTTTCCAGTCAATATCAGGAACAATACGGGCAAGAGCGTCAAAATCCCATGTACCTTGTGCATTCGGGTTGTTCATTAGAATGTTTAACTCCTTTTCCTGCTGCTCGTCCACGTCTATGACATCGACACGAATACGGTAGTCGTTATCGGGAAACTTTTGCAATTCGTCCATGACAGACAAACGCTGGTGCCCGCTGACTACGGTAAGCCCGGTACGCTTATTCACAACTATTCCACCTACCAATCCGAATTTCTTGATGCCACGTTTCAGTGTCTTACGTGATTCATCAGATAGTTTTCGGGGATTATAATCCGCAAAGTGAATGGCAGAACGATTAAGTTCCACCGATTCACTCTTTATGTATTTTGATAATTCCATATTAGCCGTTGCTTAGACCCATGTATTGCCTATTCGTAAATCGTTTAAAGACCATTCCGGGAACATTTCCAGTTATTTTTTCAATATTTTTAGAATATCTTGTAGCTGCTCCACGCACTCTATATATTCTATTCTGAGCACGTTCATTGGTTGCCATTCTTCCTATAGAATCCAATATTCTATCCCTTTGTGAAAATATTTGTGCAATAGATTTTCTTCTAACTCGGCATTCCTCCTATTAATTTTGTTGATTATGATACTCCCAAAGCACTCTTTCAGCCATTGGGAAAACTTTGTAAATTCTCTGTAAATCCTGCGGGTAATTCTTCTCCATCCAAAGCATACAATCAAGATTGAAACCTACTCCCGAACTGGCTTTCAATGAATATCGAACTGGCTCGGGTAGATTGTGTTGCTTCATGTAAGCAAGTATATCCTTTTGTGTCCAATCAGCCAAAGGATAAACCATACCGTTATTCTCGTAACCGTTTACCTCATACCCTTTCAACATAAGCCTACGATTCATACCATCAGCTTTTTTCATGCCTAAGAATGTATAATAAACTCCATGAGTAAGCTGCATAGCCTTTACCACATCTGCCAACTTCAATAGCTTTACTTTCGGATTTGGCACACAATACATACCGCCACGGAGAATATAAGTAAGGTTCCAATGTGGTACTTGAACAAACTCTATCTTCGGATACTTGGCTTTAGTCCAGTTTATCCAACGGTTAATATGCTCCAAATTCTTGACAAAGTACATGAACACGCAAACAATCCGGTCAAACTTTGGATAGATTAAATCAAGCAGAACAAGCGAATCCTTACCAAGTGATAAAAACAGTAAAGCCTCATTCGATTTTACCCGAATGAGGTCTATATACCGGTTCGCTTGTTCTACCTTGCTCATAGCTAACCACCACTTAAACCAAATGAAGTACGAAGGTCACTATAACGCTGTCTGCGTGACCCCAACTGTGATGTACCAGCTTCACCGCCACGTCTGGCAACCAATCTACCACCAGCCCCTGCACCGTTCATATTTCTGCGAGGCCCGGCTACTCTGTTAATTCTTCTTGCGACTCTGCTTTCTAATTTTAAAAGTTAAACAAATCAATCTATATGTCTCTCTAATATCTTGCCCAAAGTATAATCCATTTGTGCAGCAAGATACTCTTCGCCTTGATGTTCGTAAACAATATCATTACCGTTTTCATCTGTGAGAATAACAGCTTCTGCTGCTTTCACTTCAACGATAATATAAGGACGTTTACCTGTATATGCACCTGTCAGAAGCTTGATTGCATCGTACTTGATAGGCTTTAATTCTATTTCACCCTCTTCAGGCAGTTCTGCATCAGCCGGATATTCTTTACCGCCACATAGGTAAGTGATATACTTCTTAGCGTTGGTTGGTCTGATTTCACGGTATTCGTGGGTTTTCTTGCCTGCCAAGATTTCATCGAAATACTTCTGTTTGATGCTTAATGTAAGAATGTTCATAATCGTGTCAAATTTAAATTAATACTCAATAGTTGCGGGGGGCTGAATCGAACAACCGACCTTCACCAAGTCAAAGTGAAAAGCTACCACTGCTACACCCCGCGATAGTACCCCAAAGGTACTACCACAACCAAAGATAACGAAATATCTTCAATCGTTATACACGACAATTGGCTTATTGTCGTGAACTAAGCCATTTATCCCGTCTTTCTCTACACGCCTCTAAGGTAGGCGCACAACAAGCAAAGAGTTCACCACTTTCAGTACGGTAATCGTACTGGTACATTCTCACTCTTTTACCTCTCAACCTGGTGTTGTAGGTAGTGTAATTCTCTTTGCCGGGCTGGCATACGCTGCAACCGTTTACATTTATTGAGTTCATAATTCAAGTAATTGTTTCGTTTTATCCACGTCTACAAAACTCG